AGTAGTAGGTAGTGACCCTAAATGAAAGGCCGATGTACCAGCAGACCTAAGTCAGAGAAATTGCAAATACATCTAAGTGTGTAGAAAGTGTAACCAAGCTATCAATTTCGATTTGATAGTCGAACGTGACATAAGCACACAGTGGTTGACCGGCTGGCCACTATAAAAGCCGTTCAAACAAACCAAATGCAGAAGACACTGAAGTCGATGCCCTCTTAGCGCAAGCAGAATATATCTTCAATAACGCAGACGAGTTCGTCTTTGCGGATGAAGAAGCACTGGTTGCCTAAGCTCAACAGCAAATGATCCTATTAAGTTTGCTGAGGTACTACAATAGGTAGTGTTAATACATCTCATCACATGTAAACCAAAGATGTCTGTAGTTACTAGCAGTTTGTAGTAGTAGGTAGTGACCCTAAATGAAAGGCCGATGTACCAGCAGACCTAAGTCAGAGAAATTGCAAATACATCTAAGTGTGTAGAAAGTGTAACCAAGCTATCAAAGACTCCGGTTCAAATCCGGACACCTCCACCATAAATATGTTTATGGATTTCAAGCAATTTTGTGAAGAGTATGGCGAAGCAATGCAGCTTCTTGAAGACGTTAATGTCAGTGATGAACTAAGGTATCATTTAGATAATAAATTTGCATTATATGAAAATGTATTTCGCATTTACTCAGATGCATATTTTAAATTAATCGAAGAAGTTCGAACACTTTATTTCGATAATAAAATTGCATTATGCAATGAAGATGCCGATCTAGTAGAATCAAATATCGGACAAAAGGCTCTTTATAACGGGCGTGAAGTTTGGTTAGATGCACCTATTACAGTCGAAGAAGATTATCTCACAGAAGCGAAATACAAAGGCAAAAACGTTAACTTGCGAAAACCATTCCGCACACCAGGGGGTCCAAAAAAATTCGCAGTCTATGTCAAGAAGCCGGCATCCGGTAATATTATTAAAGTAACATTTGGTGATCCTAATTTAAGGATACGCAATGATGATCCAGTAAGAGCCCGATCATTTAGAGCAAGACATAAATGCGAAACCAGAAAAGACCCGACAAAGGCAAGTTACTGGAGTTGCAACATTGTAAGATATCGCAAAGCATTAGGAATTAAATCTAGCAGACCATGGTAAAATTACCCTTTACAGAACAGAAAGACGGAGAGCTTCGGCTTCGCACTTTTGGCATTGATGTGCCAGATGATGAATTAATGTGGCATTGGGATGAAGAGGATCGTTACGTAAAAGTAATTTCCGGTGATAATTGGAAAATGCAATATGACGACCAATTACCCATTCCATTAATTCAAGACGAAATATACTTTATCGCACAAGGCGTATGGCATCGAATTTTGCGAGGAACTACAGATTTAACAATATCAATCGCCAAACAAAAATAAATATCTACAATGAGCTCATTCAAATCACTAATCCAATCTATTCTAAATGAAGGAGGCCAGGCGGCTGAAAATCTAACTGCAAAATTAATCAAGTCCACTAATAATCCAAATCTAAAGTATAAGAGAGCAACTCCTACTCCCGAAGTTTTGGATGAAATTCAAAAGATTCTAACTATTCTTAGAAGCCGTGGTTATATCGACCCACAAGAGCCATCATACTATCTTGGTTCTAGTAGGCTATTTGCAATCAAAGCAGGGCTAAGGGCGCCGGAGCCGAATGAAGTAGAGACCCAAGAAATTATCGACAAAGCACTACAAACGAAAAAGGATTTTGGTGATATTGATTTGGATGTTGCATTGAATGACGGAATAACACTAAAAGATATTGGCACGTTTCTTCAAAACGAATACGAGGGCAAATATGCTACAGAGGTCGGTGGTGATGAGATCAACACCGCTGTAGTGGTTGCGGGTACTAATGACGTGATCCAAGTAGATATTGTCAACATCAAAGGTAAAGAGAAATTTTTTGGAATGACGCAATTCGCGAGCATGGCAGACATGTCGCAAGGAATTAAAGGTGTTGTGCGAGACGTATTGATTCGATCGATTGCGGCTACTACAGACATCGACCCTGTAATGTCCGTGTCGTTTGACCAAAAAATCAAAAGCAGCGATGCTTATAAAAATTTCGAAGCATCAAACAAATCAAAAGGCGAAATAGGATACAGAATACGATACTCAATGGCAGGAACTGGCTTGGCATATAGAATCGACTGGACTATAGATGGCAAGCCCCGCAGCTATAGCGCAGGTGGTGTTAAATTCGATCAACTCCAAAAATTTGTATCAGGCGAAGATGCACAACCAGTCACATATGATGATATTGATCAGATATCAAGACTGCTTGGATTCAAAGCACCAGAACACATGAAGCATGTCGTGAAGATGGCGGAATTGGTTTCGACATTCAATGACGACCGCAGACAACTTATATGGAACTCGCTTGTCTCTAACATAAAACCCAAATTGCCAAATGTGGCTGCAGGGAGAACAGTTGGGCAAATTTCAACACAAGAAGCAAAGCAATCATTGGATTATCTTAAACCGTATTTCGGTGATATTGATTATACCGAATCAAATGATCTTTTCTCAGAAAGTGCTGGCAGCACCAATGATATTTCAGAAGCAGTTAAAATGACATCAATTAAACATATCGACCAAATGACTGCTAAAGATTTCTGTAATCTTTTTAGCGGAGGTGCTTGGGAGGTGTCTGAAAAATATGATGGCTCGAATGTATCATTCGGATTGAATGAGAATGATGAACTTTATGTCAAATCCAAAAAAGGTAATCCGGTAACAGACGAAAATGAATTCTTCAACATGGCCACGAACTATGATAATGATATTTTTCAAGGATTTGGTAATTTGTTAATTACACTCAAACAAAGTGGAGTTGCTTCATTGTTGAAAGGGGTTCAAGAAAGTCTTGGCTCTCCAATTCAAATATTCGGAGAACTATTCAGCAAAGCACACATGAATGTCATTCCATATGCACAAGAATTAATTGGAAATGGCGCTGTAGTATTTTTTGGCGTCATCAAGCTAAACACGCCGAAAGGAGCTGACATTACAACCACAGACGACGGCATGGCAATTAAAGATCAATTGATAGATGAACTTAATGGGGTCAATGGGTGGAATTTCTATGACAAAAAACCTCTAGCATTGGATATTGGAGATGACATTAAATCACAAATAGCGAAAACATGCAGTGCAGAAAATATGGCGATTCTTGCCTCTCGCAAGAGAACAGGATCCGAAGCAGAAATGAAAGCAAAGTCATCTAAAGAATTTGCAGAGCTTCAATCGATGATTAAGAAAACTCTTCTTGGTTCGTTGGGTACAGTATCATCCTCACTAGGCGCAGCAGAAATTGAAGGAGCAATCATTCGTAATATTGAAACAGGAGCAATCGCTAAGCTTGTCGATCTAGAAGGGTTTGGTCGCCGCCGTGCAGAGCAATGGGCAGGAATCGATGCTCTAAAAGATTATCGCAAATCGT